TTAGAAATGATAATATTATCTAGATTCAACTTTGGTAACTCTACATATACATTCTCTCTACCTTCTGTCTGGGCAAGATTCTTGAGTGCATCTGCTAATGCGTCAGCAGTTTCAATCTTGAGTTCTCCCATATCAGCAGCACCAGCTTCCTGACCACCAATAGGAAGATCACTTGGATTAGGATTGAGTTCAGAAGAATCACCATCAGATTCATATTCTGTATTGTCCTCACCTAAATCTGGACGATCATTACTACCTTGATCTTCAGAATCAGATTCAGATAAACCTTGAGCATCTGTCTTTTCACCATCCTTTGCTTCATCAACTGGTTCTAAGTCAAAAGATTCATTCTCCAATGCCTCTTTCTGCTTATCAAACTGCTCTTGACAGTAATCAAAAAGATCCTGAGAGATCTGAAGAACCTGATCAAATGTCTCACATGTATCAATTCTTCTTACAAAAAGAATCTCATCATCTGCAAAAGGAATATCAAGATGTGTACCGATCTTGTAGTGTAGATTAATACGATCTGCAAGATTCATTTCAGTAATATCTTTACCATCTACTTGAAAGAAATCCTGTATTACTAACTCAGAATATCCTTTGAAAAATGTCTTAGAGATACCTTCATAACGACGCTTCATCATCTTTTCAATACGAGCATCTTCTACGATGTTTACAAATGATGGATTCATTTTCCATTCTTTCTCCAACCACCAATCTCTATTAGGTGTGTAGAGTGCATGACCAACTTCATGACTCACTAGCATGTCAAGAACTTTATCTGTAGTATCCCAAACAGGTAATGTAAGAACACGAGTAGCAACATTGAAACAAGCAGTCTCAACTCTCTTGTGCTCTACAATTAGATCTTCTGTAGCAAGTAGTTTAGCAAGTTGTGATTTGATTTCGTATTGAATAGTCATGTGGGATCTCTGTTGATATATTCATTATAATAACAAAACCGTCACGAAGGACGGTTGAGTGGACACTTTGTGAACTGTCTATCTAAAAAGAAAATCGATTATCTCTTTCATCTAAAACTTCGTTTATAAGTTCTTTTAGTTCCTTCTTTAGAGCATCCGATATCAGATTCATTTTATTGACTTCCATTGGTGGGATTGCATCTCTTTGTCTTTGTATATCTTCGGGAGTTCCCTTACTCCCATACGTCATAGCCTGAGTGTCCATTAGTCTCTCTGTCTCCAATCGTCACTACGTTCTTGATGAAACCAGTCTACGATCTCATCTGGTGAACCGAAACCCCTACGGTGATTACTTGAATCGGGGTCTCCAATATTCAAGTTATTCAAAAAAGAATCGTTCGGATTTGCTGATAGTCTTCTTGCCTGTTGTAACATACCCCTTGCGGATGTATTTGCCTTAGATAATTTTTGGGCCCAAATCATATCGTCTATACTCACTTCCGTTCCTGCTGCTATGGATTTACAAATGCCTTCTAATCGAAGACGATACTGAGTTGATAACATTTTCTAATATGTACTATTAAAAATATTTATGATACAATTTTACTGAAACCTCTGATTTTATCGAATTTGATGACATTCTCAAACTTGTCGTGTAAGTCTGATTTGTGAGATATAACATAGATGTTTGCATCCTTAATTATAAAACGAATAATTTTCATAAATTCATCCACACCAAAACCATCAAGAGAACTATCAAATACTTCATCCATAATTAATAGATTAGTATTGACAGAGTTCTTGACTCTGGCCACTTCTCTCCAAGTAAACAATAATGCCAAATCAATTCTCATCTTTTCACCCTCACTAAATGAGGCATATGAAAAGTCTTCATGAATTGGTGACTCTACAGTTTCACTGAACTCCTCATTCAATTTAAAATTGATATAGAAGTCCATCATCTGCAGATAACGGTTTACCTGTTGATTGATAAATGGTAGATACTTTTTTATAATCTTCGTCTTAACACCATCATCTTTCAAGAGTGAATATGCAAAATCGTGATGCACAATGTCTTGATTCTTCTCAGATGATTCGGTAATAGTTGTTTGAAGACTTTCTTTGAACTCGGTTAGTTTCTCATGTTCAGAATTTCTGTTTTTAAGTTGCTCGGTAAATTTTTGAATTTCAGATTCCAAATCTCTGATCTGTCGTTGACAACCTGAGATTTTAGTATTGTTTTGAGAAATATCATTATTGAGTTTAGAAATCTCCTTTGTGAGTGTGGTGAACTGACGCTCTCTGTCCTCTTCTTTTTGAATTGCTTCCTCTAGTTCTTTATAACCAGATTGCAACTCCTTTGCTTTATCTTGAGCATCAGCAATTCTATTTAACCTAATCGATTCTTCTATATCCTGATCACAGGTCGGACATACAGTATTATCCGTAAAGAATTTGTGTTCTTTGGTTATGGTTGATACCTTATTGGATATTTTACCCTTGAGATTGTTAAGTTGTCGTAACTTTTTATCTGCTCCTGTAACCTTTTCCTGATCGACTATCTTATTTTCAATCGTGGCCTGGATTACATCAGTATGCTCCATATGGGTGTTAACTTCAACACCAAGGACTTTGATCTTCTCCTGTTTATCTTTGATGTCCTCTTTACTACGATCCTCTATCTCCTTGATAAACTTTTCCTGCATCTTAATTTTATCTGAAAGATTTTCTTTCTTTAGATTAAGAGATCTTACTTTTTCCTTTTTCTCTCTTATCTTGTCCTTCAGTAAATTATTCATAAAGGAGAAGATGCGAATATCTAATAGATCTTCAATCACCTCTCTTCGATTCGGTGCATTCAACTGCATGAATGGAACAAAAGTGCTACTACCCAGTATAATTATCTGCGTGAAAGACTTATAGTTTACTTTCAGTATCGTTTCTTCAAGTATCCGTTGATTTGATCGGTCATCAGCTTCTCGATGAAGTGGTGTACCATTTACTTCAATATCAAAGGTATTTGGTTTGATACCTCTACGAATCAAATAATCTTTTGCATTTACATCAAATTCAATCTCAACCAGTGTACCTTTTTCATTAGTTGTATTGATCAACTGTGATTTAGTGATCTTACGAAATGGTTTATTAAACAGCACAAAAGTCAGGGCATCTAACATTGTAGACTTACCTGACCCATTAGTTCCGATTATTAAATTTGTGTTGTGTTGTAGAAAATCAACCTCTGTCCAGTGATCGCCTGTCGAGAGAAAGTTTTTCCATCTAATCTTCTTGAATCTTATCATTACTAGGTGGAATCACAAAGTCATCAGGAGTGATGACCGCATACTTATAATTATACATCCTACATGTGTTTATTGCAAGTTCATCGTCAACTTCTATAACTTCCATTGCTTTATCACCATTATCTTCAAGCATTAACCCATATCTTTTCGCATCATCCTCTTCTTCAAATAAAAACAACACTCTTCTACCATCTTCATCAGCAACGGCATATGCTCCATCTGCTTTTCGATGTTTGAGTGTTAATAGATACATTACTCAACCTCACAGGCTTGTCGGTATAGATCACGGAAGATATTCTTTACTATAGTTTTATCAAACCCCATCTCTGCCTCATCAATGTATCGATTTAGTATTGAGATAGTATTTTCATCCTCTTCAACTTCAAACTCCTCATTCTCTTCCATAGCAAAGTTTTCAATAATCTTCAAATCTTGAACACCTGCATTGAATAACTTATCAATAAACTTTTCAAACTCTTTAGGATCTGTCTTCTTACGAACAATAACCTTTACAATCTTATTTTCATACTGACTAGTGTTAAAGATACGATGATTAGTATCTTCGTAATATATGTTATAAAACAATTTATAAGGATTGTTTATTTCAAGCAACTCAAGAGTTTCAGTATCAAAGATGTGAAAACCCCGTTTATCATTGACATCATTCCAGAACATCTCATAAGGATTACCCAAATAAAAGATCTTTCCATCATTAGAACGTGTGTGGAAATGACCTGAGAATACACTATCAAACTTATCAAAGACACTTATATCCATACCAGTTTCCATCATATGACCACGAGTTGCTCTGAATCCATTCAGTTCAAGATGGCCCATTGCGACTTTTGATTTAGATGATTTAATTACTGATAGAGTTTCATCATAGTTCTCTGTAGTAATCCAAGGTAACAGTAGAATATCTAATCCACCAACTTGTATTTCTTTTGCACTTGAATATATTTCCCAGTTTGTATGAGATGTAAGTAGTAAATCAGGTGAGTTTACAAAGTTTGTATTCTTATAGTATGCATCGTGGTTTCCTGTTGCAGCATATACTTTATACTTCTTCAGTGGTTCAAAGACCACACGGTTTGACCATTCAAGTGTTTGTAGATCAATTGCCTTACGACTATCAAATACATCACCCATATGAATGACAGTATCTATTCCGTGCTCTTCCATCTTAGGGAAGAATACATTCTTGTAGAACAACTCAAAGTAATCATGCAAATTCTTTGATCCCTTTCGTGCACCGAAATGGGTATCAGTTATGATAGCAATTTTCATCTATTCTTTTTCTGTGCAATATTATCTTTGATTGTATTATACTCGGACATTGCTCCTGTCAATGCACCAGGCTCAACGTGCATGACCTCATCAAATCCAGTCTTCTCAATAATTTTATTCTTTATATCTAATTGTTTCTTTTCCTTCTGTATGCGTCTTAGAAAGGCATAGTGTATGATCTGGGTAAAGTATGCAAAAGGGTTGCGAGACTTAGCAGGATCGAAATTATGGATGTATTGGACACAATTCTCAATACCATCAGATATCATATCATCACGGAACATATAATTAACAAAGTTTGGTTTATATGACAGGTGTGTTGCAATCTTTAAGAAACAAGATCCAAGATAGTTTGTAATTCTTGGTTTTGGTAAATCTCTTTCTTTTGCAATGGCAACTTTCTCCCTATACACGATAAGTGCCTCCAACAACTCTTTGTTGTTCACATAATGCTCTGACTTCTTCTTCGGCATTTAATTTACCTAACTGTTATTATTATAACACATTTTTATGAGGTGACAAGGTGATGCTTGACAAGACCCCTAAAAGTATGTACAATAACCTTTGTAAGGTTTGAAAGACATATTAGCTCTCTTTAGTATCTTTAGTATCTTCTTTAAATATTTTCTCTAGGGATTCTCTTTTTTTCTCTACGCTTGATACATATCCTAGTGACTCATTGAGTTTTACTTTATTATCAGAAGGTTTAAATACTCCGAGGCCGCCTTCTTCGGATTCTTCTACGTATTGCTTGTAAATACCAATTAGTTTTTTATCTTTACATTCAGTCATTGTTATAATCTTATCCATTCTCAATACGAACATATCTTCATCAGATATTTCCATCCAAGGTGTTACCTTTACATAAGCAAGAGATCCAAGAGCAGATAAGGGTTTCATCATAATTGGATTATGTAATATCAATATAGGTTCATCTTCAGATTCATCCACACAAACAAGTGCGAAGACTTCTTCTCCGGATACAAGTTTAAGAATGCTGTAGAATTCGTCCCCCATATTATTTTTTGAGTGGAATTGAGATGATGTCATAATTAAAGTTTTCTTCGTTATAGATCTTGATTCTTTCTACAAGATGATTCAAAGTGTAGTTTCTTCTGGTTTTATAGGAAATATCGTCAGCTATGTCATAAAGTGTTGCTTTTGTTTTGTTACTTCCCTTACGGAGAACTCTACCTATAGATTGTAGATTCCGAATTCGAGATTTAGATGGTGATGCAAAAATGACGTTATGAAGATTTTTAATGTTAATTCCCGTGGAGAAAGTCCCATAAGATGCAATGATAATAGCGTTGTCTTCCTTTTCAGTGATTTCTCTTACGTTCTCCCGATCTTCTGCTGCTACACCTCCATGTACAAAGAAGACTTCGCGTTGTTCTAGTACATTATTATTTATCATATCATACAAGACCCTTCCGTGAGTTTCGACTCTTGAATAGAGTATTAAAGTATTTCCTTTGAGGTCAAGTGCTAGGTTACGAATGAACTTATTTCTCTTATCGTGATTGATTATATACTGAACTTCATCTTCAAATGTTTCAAACTTTGTTGCAGGATGCTTGAGTAGAAGGACATTTATGTCAAGTTTTGCAACATGACCCTTCTTCATTAGTTCATCTGTCTTAATAATTTTATATGAAGGGCCAAACAATCCTTCCAAAACCCACTTGTGGGTTTGTGTTCCATCAAGAGTTCCTGTAAAACCAAAACGATATTTGGCCTTGTGAAGTTTTGTCATTATAGATATAAGTGATTTTGATTTAAATTGGTGAGCCTCATCCCCAATTACAACAGAGAATCTCTCAAAATATTTTCTGGGGAGTTTGTAGATTGATTGCCAAGTAGTAATGATGACTTGAGAGTCTGTCTCTCTTTCTTTACCTGCATATATCTTGTGGCAAAATGAACCTACATCCCATCCATAATCTGCGAAATCTTTATACATCTGTTCTACTAGGGAAGTCGTCGGAACAACTATCAGAGTATTTTGCTGCCTTTCAACAAAATATCTCACAATCGCGTATATCATCAGAGACTTACCCGATGCAGTTGGGGATATCAACAACCTTCTATTATGTTTTAAAGCGTCGGATACTCCCTCAACTTGATACTCACGGGGAGAATACTTACTTATAGATGTCATATAGTCTTTAACACCTTCATATGAGATATTCTCATTGACTTCAAAAGGTGTACCAAAAAATTTATTATCTACAAACTCGTAAGTATATTCGTGATCGTCACAAAACTTTTGTATCTTATCCAGTAGTCCAACGT